TTGCTATGCCACCGCCGACATTGATCCACGGAATTGCCATTTGCCAATTTGCTATACCACCGCCGACATTGATCCATGCATAACCACCAGAGCTTTCTAGCCAGATAGCATACAGAACATATTTCGTTCCAGGGCTGCTACCAGATCCATAGACTGTGATTGTTCCATTGGGGTAATAGTCAGCTGTTGTAGCAGTTTTGGTAAGTGACCAACCAAGAAAAATGTAATTTGTTCTTGTCGGTTTTGTTGCAGGGATATTCAGCTGAACGTATTCACCATCTGTACTTTGGCCATATACTGCAGACGGTGCGCCACTGCCTCCATTGGCATTAAATTGAACATAAGCATACCAAGTTGTGATTTGCTTCCAAGCAGCATACAAAGTATGGTGTGGACCAGGATAAGAAGTTGATCCATATCCTGTATATGTTTCACCAGGCTGTCTGAGTGTCCCAGTTCCGCTTGAGTTGGTAGCCCACCCTAAAAATTGATAGCCATCTCTTGTTGGTACAGTGTCTGGGATATCAAATGTAAGATACCCCGTATTGTTTGTATCGCTGTTATAGATTGTACTGGGTGCTCCACTGCCTCCGTTTGCATTGAAAGACAGATATGCATAGTATACAGTCGAAACTCCTGCATCAAACTGTCCTTCATCTCTGTAAGATGTTGCAGACCAATGAACACCATTGTAAATGTAAGAACCGTTTGAATCGCGGATATACAGGACTGCAAACCAGTCATAAGCAGCTGGGTCATAGTCAAGGTCATTTATGGATGTGTAAAAAGTATTGCTTCCACCACTTGATTCATTTGAAATTATGTCTACTATGCCATAGCCATAAATATCAACATGAAGCAGCTTTGGATAACTATAACTGTCAGATCCGCCTGTAAATGATCCTTGAATGTAAGCTGTAGTCCCAGAGGCAGAAATGTTTACATCTAGGCTAGCCATATATCAACTCACAATCTGAAAATACACACCACCATTTATTGCAGGAATATTTGAGTTATTTAATGGTGAGGCTGTTCCCCAGCAATTTCCTCTTGGAAAGGCAACAAAAGCACCACCAAATCCGATACCGTCTTCAACAGATACACGTGCCCCTGCACCAGCAGAAATATATACATTTGAATCTTTTCCAGCGGTCAACTGCAAGCCAGAATTGGAATACAAATTGACACCAATACCCGTTGTTGTTTCTGACAAGATAAATCCGCCACGCACATAATCTGTATATTCTCCTTCTGAATAAATAGAATAATACAGTTGGCAATTTCCACCATACAAATTCTGTGCACGAACTGTACCAGTCATTATCTTTGATCCATCAATGTATGTAGTGCTAGGATAGACCCATTGATTGACAGTACCAAGTGCTGTACTAGCATTACCAGAGGCAGTATTTGCAGTAGAAACTGCTCCATTTATTGCAGCTTTGGTATAGGCGTCTAATTCAGCCCAAGAGATTGACCCTTCTGTGAGAGTAATGTCACCAACAAACACATACTTTTTGTTTACTGGATCAAAATACAGAACTTTGTTGGATCCTTGGTAGAATGACAATTCGTCAGAGTTGAGAACAACTGAGGCATCAACATTACCATTCCCATCAACCTTATCCACTTTGAGACCCTGATCCCTATTGATTGACACGCCGTAGTATTTTGTACCAAGGGTGACTTTTCGATTGAGTGCTCTCATCAGAACACCCTCATAAGGGAGCTCATGGTCTTCATTGGTTTTGGTAGGGGCTTTGATAGTTGTATAATCCTCCTCAGAAGCCTTTCTGTAAATGGATCCGACATACAGCATCTTGTCCCCATACTTGATTGTGTCACCAACCTCAATCAAAGGATCCAGTTTGTAATCAATGGAGTATGGAATGTAGGTAAAGCCATTGAGTTGGTTTAACAAGGCATTGGTCATCTGTTGTGTTGCCCACAAACAGCTCACCACAAACTCAAACCCATCTGTACCAGCTGAGTAGTAGTCTCCGCTGTCATTATACACGCAGGATACCTTTGTGATGGTGACTGGTTCTCCAAGCAGAGAGAAATCCTCCGGATCATCGATTGTATAGACTGGTGTATTGCTGAGCTGTAGCGGACAAATGTACAGTTTATTTTCAGAGGTCATTATACAGTTTCCGCCACAAGCTGCAGCAATATTTGACAGAATTTCGCGGATAGACAACTCATTGGGATATTCAACCTGATAACTAGAAGGGATTGAAGTTCTAGGATCAATTGTTACTTGCAACCGAGTAGCAATCTGATTCAGCACAGATTGCATAGACTGAGGCCAATCATCTTGATACCCTTCTGGAGTGAATCGTGCACCCATTTTTCGGAGCACCTCATCGTAGGCTGTGATTGTTAACCAGCCATCAGATGCCTGTTTTCTGTTATCAATGTAGAATGTACCTTCAGTCAACCAATCAGAAACACCAGTTCCAGGCAAAACGATGCGACTCTGCGCAATAACCGTTGCTGCTCTGGGTATAGTTCCAATCGGAAGAAGAGTGCATTTTAGGCTGGAAGAACAAACATTACCGACACTCAGCTCATCAGGCAGAATAGCTTGGGAAATTTCCAGACTTCCATCCTCAATATTGTCTTCAGTATAGACCTGATTATTGATCAGAAGTCTGTATTCCATCCCATAGGATGGATTGGAACGATAAGTCGCCCAATTAGTAGGTGCAGTCTTCATCAGCGTTCCTCCATCACCAAAACCATGCCATCCCAGTAGGAGACAGCGATCCCTTCAATAGCAAGATTGATATCGATGTCTCCACCAGGAATAGCCTGAACCGTCCTGTCTCCGAGATGAGGATCATGATATGTAAAGGAAACATACTTGCTTGAAACCTCATCCATCAGGGACTGGAATTCCTCTTCAGAAACAGGTTCAATTATTGCAGTAACAACTGAAACCGTTTTTGTTTTGGCAGAGTGGGCTTTACCACTCATGGAGTATCGGTCTTCTCCAAGCTTTCTGGTCTTGTACTGAACATTCAAGCGTTTGACCAGAGCTGAAAAGTCAATGTCGTTGATTTTATATAGCATCTGAATCACCTCACTTAAATGGTCAGTACAACTTTACCAGATGTTCTGCTGACTTCATTGATATCCGAAATTGCAGCTGTCCCAATTGTTCTATCTTGAAGCTTGAGAACAATAGTCAAAGGAATGGAAACAGACTGAATACTTTGGTTGATATTGCGAACAGTAGAAGCAAGCTCACCAAGGAAATTCAGCAGTGTGCTTTCATACTGAATAGAAGAAAACCCATTGTCCAAGTATGCAGCTGAAGTATCTCCTCTGTCAAAGCTGTCACGGTTTACTGACAATTTGGTATCAATGCTCTTCGGCAGCTTTTTGTACTCAGAAATTACGTCATCAGACAGACCAGAAACAGAATCTAAAACAGACTCTCTACTTCTTTCCAGACCAACTGCTAAACCCTCATTGATGAATTTACCCACAGGCATTAGCTTTTTAGCAGGAGAAGCGATGCCAAAGGCTTTTTTGAATCCCCCAATGATGCCATTTGCAAAGCCACTGATCTTTTCCTTGAGCCAACCTGCTGCACTGCTAATACCGTTCCAAAGACCCTTCACAATGTTAGAGCCAATGCTAAGGGCTTTTTGAGGTAGCTGTGCAAACAAGTTCTTGATCTCTTCGATCTTTTGAGGGATCTTTTTGAACACACCAACGATCTTGTTAACTGCAGAGCTTATTGTAGAGGTAATCTTTGCCCATGCGCTGTTAACAAAGTTCCTGAAGTCCTCATTCTTCTTGTAAAGAGTGACCAGTGCTGCAACCAATGCACCAATGGCAAGAATGACAATTGCAATCGGATTTGCTGCCAAAACAGCGTTTACTGCTGCAATCGCAGGTTTGAGTATGGTAACAGCTTTATGAACAGAAGTGATAACCCCAATCAGCTTTCCAATGAGGAGAAGGACTGGACCTGCTACAGCGAGAACTGCTGCAATCTGAACGATTGTCTCTTTGGTTCCTTCATCCAAAGAATTGAGCCAGTCTACAAGACTTGTAATCCACTCAACGGCTTTGGTCAAGGCAGGAATCAGTAATTCTCCAAAAGAAATTGCCAAAATACTCAGAGCAGACGTGAAGATGGTCAATCTACCCTGTAAATTGTTCAACTGAACATTAGCCATTTCTTCTGCAGATCCACCTGCATTATAGATAGCTTCAGTCAACTTTTGGAAATCTTCATCACTGGAGTTTACAATAGCTAATAGACCAGACATACCAGTTTTTCCAGCCAACAGAGATGCTTGTTCTGCAGCTTCTGCCTCTGTCAGAGTAGAAAAACTTTCACGAAGGTCTTGCATGATTTCCATAAGAGAAAGCATGTTTCCTTCATCATCTGTCAAAGAAATACCCAAGTTTTGCATTGCAGCTGCAGCACTCTTGCCAGGATTTGCCATGTTGCTGAGTAGAGTTCTCAATGCAGTACCAGCCTGAGATGCCTTGATACTGTTATTAGCCATCAATCCGAGAGCAATAGAGGTGTCTTCAGCAGAAAACTTCAAAGTACCAGCAACCGGAGCTACATACTTAAAGGATTCACCAAGCATAGAGACGTTTGTATTTGCATTTGCAGAAGCAGCTGCAAGTACATCGGCAAATCTTCCGGAGTCTTTTGCTTTTAGACCGAAAGCGGTCAAAGCATCAGTCACGATATCCGAAGTGGTGGCCAAGCTCTCTCCAGAAGCAGCAGCCAGATTCATGATACCTTCAATACCATCCAGCATCTCTTCAGTTTTCCAGCCAGCCATGGCCATGTAATTCATAGCCTCAGCAGACTCGCTGGCGCTGAATTTGGTTTTGGCACCCATCTCTTTGGCTTTGTCAGACAACCGATCAAAATCAGAACCAGTTGCACCAGAGATAGCCTGTACCTCTGACATTGCACTTTCAAAGTCTGAGGTGACTTTTACTGCAGCAGCTCCTACACCAACAATTGGAAGAGTCACATTTTTCGTGAGAGTTCTTCCTGCACCAGTAAAGGCACTTCCCAGTGCAGCAACCTTATCGCCTGTTGTAGCTGATTCACTCTGAAATGTTTTCAGATCGCTCAGAGCAGATTGGAATCCAGATCTGAATCCAGAAGTATCCAGATCAAGATAACCAATTGCTTGTCCTACATTTAACGGAATTGTGACTCACCCCTTTCCGTAGGTTTTGTACAAGTCTGTAAAAGATGCTACTTTTCGATGGAAAATAGGCTCCTCGCCATTTTCCATCTTGGATTGAATGAAGATACAAGCCTCATTCAAACAGTAGGCTGTGTATTCGTCCTCAATCCCCAACAACTCTGATGGTGTTTTCTTCCATGTTTGCGCCATCTTCAACAGGGTGATTATCCTCGAACTGCGAACGAAAGGATCGCAGAGCTCTCACACCCTGCTGAGTGTAATTGAACACAAACATGTACTGATCATCTGTCAGTTCTACACCTGCATTCTTCAGCTGGGAAAAAGTAGGCTCAACAAAACAAGCCTCACAGATGGTATCCAGAACGTCAAACAGATTGCTCATAGCTGCAGAGTCATCAGTGTCCATTCTTCCGTTGGCAAACAGCTCATTCGCAGTACCAATCAGAGAGTTGGGGATTTTGCCCTCACGTACAAGAGCAAGCATAGACGGACGCTTCAACCGAGCCACAAAAGGCTGACCCTCGATAAACGGAGGGAGCTCAACAAGCGTGCCCTGACTCGCCTTGACGAGATCAGCGATGGGTGTTACGGCCAACTCAGTTTTGTTATACATAGTTTTCCTCCTTGTTACGAAACAGACGGCAGGGTGCTCACATAGGTGATCTTGTAGGGTGCTTCATCAGACTTCGGTGCAGAGTTGATAGTGTACTCAGGAGCACGGAAAGCACCATCTTCAGATGCAAATGCAACAGGAACACCCTGACAGTTGGGGTATTCGATGCATTCATACCGAACAATCTGACCACTGGTGTCATACTGGGCAGAATACGCTCTCAGAGTGAATACGGAGCCATGGATGCCACTACCAACCGTGGGGGGAGTGTAGCTGCTCACACCAAAGCCCCTATCCTCAGTGCCTTCAGTTTCCTGACCAGCTTCCTGCCAATACTTGATAGTGCCGCCCTGAAGCATCTGAACAAGCTCAGGAGAGAACACGTTATCAGTCAGAGTAATCTGATTGCCAGTAATGGTACTGACTTTCTGCTTCTGAGCTTTGAGTTTACCCTTGACAACCAGTCTAACGGCTTCTTCTTCCTCGACCTGAGGTTCAACTGCAATCTCAGAAGCAGTATCCAGAGCATAGGCTGCGGATTCAGTTGCTGCGACTACAAGAACAACGTCAATAGTCGGGATTTCAGTCACCTTTTTGGGAGTGGGAGTAGGCATATTGAAACCTCCTTATTAGATTTTTCGATTGTTTCGATACTGTACACTGATCATATGACCTTGTACAGTCTCATCAAGAAATGATCCTGTTTCAAAATATGTGGGAATAATTGCCGGAAACAGATCCTTCATGGCTTGCTTAACTTCTGCAACAAAGGGCTCAAGCGTTGAGAATTGATCTTTTGGCACATAGCACAATACATCATACAGGCTTTGAGTGCTGGAGAATCCAGCCAGTTTTTGAGTCCCTTCGTCTCTGACAACCACATAGGGACTAGTGCAGTCACCTTCATGCTGTCCAGGACTGTACACATCAAGACCTTTTGTTTGCAAATGCTTGTAGATGTTCATCCATTGGCTCATCTATCACCCCAGCCTTTCAAGAAGTCTCTGTAATCCAGGAAGGATTTTGTTTGATCCGACATACCGTATAGTGGGCTCGATGATTGCAAACCTTTTTTCATGAGCCAGTTCGAGCCAGATACCGTAA